TGAACCTTCCTGGTGTGTCTGAGGCCAACAAGATTGCAGCGGCCATTCAGTACGCTGAGACCCGCTCGGACATCTTCGTGGTCGTGGACCCCGGAGAGAACATGGAACCTGACGAGGTTGTGGCTTGGGCTGACGCTCTTCCCAACTCGTCCCGTGCTGCTGTCTACTACCCCTGGGTGGAGTGGGTAGATCCCTCAGCCAACTCCCTCACCACCACCCGCACTGGTCCTCCTGGAGGCGCTGTCCTCGGTCAGTACGCCCGCACTGACCAGACTCGTGGAGTGTGGAAGGCCCCCGCTGGTCTTGACACTCGACTGAGTGGTGCCATCGCTCTGAAGACTCCTATTGACGGTGTGGAGACAGGGAAGTTGAACCACGCCCACGTCAACCCCCTGCGCCACCAGCCCGGCAGTGGAATCACCATCCACGGCACCCGGACTCTTCGCAAGACCAACCAGGCCGACCGCACCGTTCCTGTGCGACGGACCCTCATCTACCTCTCGCGCTCGCTGCAGGATCTGTTCCAGTTCGCAGTGTTCGAGACCAACGATGAGAACACCTGGGCTGCTATTCGAGCCGAGGGTGGTCGCTTCCTGACCAGCATCTGGACTCATGGAGGCTTGCGTGGAGAGACTGCTGAAGATGCGTTCTACGTCAAGTGTGACGGAGAACTGAACGATGAGACCGCCCTGGAGCAGGGGATTCTGAATGTTGAGGTCGGGGTTGCGCTCCAGCGCCCTGCCGAGTTCGTAGTTGTTACTCTGTCGCAGTGGCAGGGTGGCGTAGCCGCTGGTGAGACCCTCTAAGGAGAATGACGTATGCCTAATGTAGTGGACCACAAGTCCAGTGTAGAGACTGACCCGTTGCGGAACTTCAAGTTCCTGGTTCACATCCGTAGAACTATTCGGGGTGCGCCAAACCTTGCAACGCTAGGGTTCATGTCACTTTCGGGGCTCAACGCCTCGACTGAGATCATCCCCTATCGTGAGGGCGGCAACAACACGTCCTCGCGCAAGTTGCCGGGTCAGACCAACTATTCCGACATCACCCTTACCAACGGTGTCCTTCTCAACGGACACTCCGTGTGGTATTGGTTCAAGCAGATCTTCTTCGTCAACCAGGGGCGTGGCCTAGAGTCTCCCGGCTACGACTTCCGGTCTGACATGGAGATCTACGTCCTTGGGCACCCCCGCCCAGGGCGCGACCAGCAGCGCCATCTCGGCTTCAAGGTTTACAACGCTTGGCCGTCTTCGCTGGCCTACAGCGACCTGGACTCGGGCGGTAACGCCGTTCTCGTCCAGCAGTTGGTGCTCGCTCACGAGGGCTGGGACGTTCGTTGGGCCACCTCCCCAGGTGACAGCGTTTCGTTCTAGCATCGACCTAAGTGATGTAACGGTAGACTGACACCACGCACCCACCCAAGGAGCATCTACACATGAGCGACATTGAGACCTACATCAGTTCTGCCGAGGACCCGGAGCAGGCTACCGCTGTAGCGCAAGAGGCGTTGCAGCGGGCCTCCTCCACCGAAGAGGCCCCGGAGATCGAAGACCTGCCCGACGGCTTTGTCGAACTGGCCGCTGGGTACGTGGACCTCGATGGCAGTGTGATCCGTGACGCAGAGGTTACGGAGATGACCGGCGCTGTTGAGGAGAGCCTTAGCCGCCCGGCTGTGCAGAAGAACAGAGGCAAGTTGATTACTGAACTTATCCACTCTTGCACGAAGAACATCGGAAAGCACGAGCCACCAAGCAAGGATCAGATCAGAGAACTGACCATCGGAGATCGTGAACTCCTGGCTATGAAGATTCGCCAGGTAACTTACGGAGACACATTCAACATTGGACAGGTTCGTTGTCCTGATTGTGGACACGAGTTCGACGTTGAGTATGACCTTCGTGAAGACCCGCCCGTAACGCGCGTTGAAGACGGAACAACTCGATTCGAGGTAACTCTACGACGTGGGCAGGTTGTCCAGATGCGTCTCCCCAATGGTCATGACCAGGAGTACATCGCAGAGGACCGCAACGCTTCCATCCCAGAGCGGAACCACAAGATGCTCTCTAAGTGTATTGAGCAGATCGACGGCAAGCCGTTCGTGGGTGGCACCGGAGCGATCAAGAAGATGGGGCTGGCTGACATCAGGACTCTGCTAGGAGAGATTGTCAAGCGTCCTGTAGGCCCCCAGTTCTCAGACGTAGAACAGGAGTGCCCGAAGTGTGAGGGATCTTTCCAGTTGGAGGTAGATCTGCTAGATCTCTTTCGCTACTGACTTCAACCTACAAGATGTGTACAAGCAGTACCGATACATCAGCCTCCACCTCTCGGGGTGGACGTTGGAGTCAATGAAACAGATGACCGTCAGGGAGAGAACCTATTGGGTCAAGACCCTGATCCACCGTCAGTCACTGAGTAAGCAGCAAGGATAGCCATGCCTGTGCCACCTGAAGAGAGGGATCTCAGCGGCCTCGGAGGGTTGGGCGACGATGCACTCAACCAGGCCGCTGGAAGCACTCCTTCCTTTGGGCAGAAGGCCAAGGACTATCTTGGCGTAGGCAAGGCCATTGCCTCTTTCGACTCTCACCTCAAGGACTTGTCTAAGTCCATGAAGGAAGCAGAGACTAGAGGCTTCCCCGGCTTCGACTCTGCTCTCCAGAAGGTAGAGGAGCGAGTAAGAGCCATCAAGGAAGAGGTAGAAGGACTTGGAGACGGCCTAGACCGCTTGCAGGGTGGAGGAGTGGCGGGCTCCAGCGGTGGCTCTGGAATCCGCTTCTCAAGCCACGGGCTGGGTCGGTCTCCTTCCTCTCCATCGGCAGCAGCGGTTGGTCTGGGAGGGGCGGCTGCTGGACACGCTGCTGGGCAGTTGCAGCCCGCACCTGGCTTCGCGGGACACACCGTGCCCCAGGCTGGAGGGGGAGGAGCGGCAGGCTCTCTGATGATCCCAATGGCCCTTGCAGCGGCTGCGAGGACCGGCATGGGTCCCACCACCCCCACCGGGGGCGGAGCCCCTCCAGAAGGCCCTACAGGCGAAGGTGCTCCCGGTGCCGCCCCACAAGGCAGAGGAGGGCTCTTAGGCTTCGTTGGGCGTGCTCTTCCCATCGCCGGAACCGTGGGGATTGGTGCTGCTACCAGAAGTGCCCAAGAGAACCGTATGCCTCTAGTTCCTTGGGAGCAGCACGCAGCCACAAGCGCCATGCACCAAGGCATCACGTTCGGGGATGCTCGGAGTCAGATGGTAACACAAGCACAGGGACCTGCTGCGATGGGGTCCACTGGCTTTGATGACTATGCTCAAGCACAGGCTCTTATTGGTAGATCAGTTACTCATGACGTAACCGACCCTCGATTCATTCAGGCTAGACAGAATGTGTCTGGTCTTGCAACTCTGCAACCCGGCATGGGACAGACTCAGGCTGCGGGACAGGTGCAGGGTCTATTCTCTCCTCAGGTCACTAATGAGTTTCTGAGAAGAACAGGTCAATCCATCCGTCCTGGTGGTCAGGAGATGGATGTCAATGAGGTCTTCAGACTCATTGAGAAAGAACTGTTTGGTGGACGGACTCCTACTGCGGAAGAGATTGAGAGCGCTGCTCGGCCAGGTACCTACACCCACACCAATCTACAGAGCCTTACCGGGGGAGACACACAGATTCAACAGGCGTGGGTCCAGCACCGTCTAGCAGATAAAAGCATGGGTTCCACTCAGTTCGACATGACGAATCAAGAACACTTTGACCAGACCCCTCTGGGGGAGACGCTGGGGTATTCCGACGCAAGCAGAACTCAGCACGAAGTAGGTAGACGAGCGTCCAGAGGAGAGTCTGAGGCTGATGTATACAAGGCGTTCAACAGTCTTGCGGAGACTGTAGGCGAAGCCACAAAGGAGATGGAGGGACTAAACAGCGGCCTTGGGTATCTCACGGCCACCATCGCCACCCTGGGCACCGCCATCACCGGCATCTTGGGGTTCATCGCGGCCGGGCAGTTAGGTGGTGGAAGTGCTGGGGCAGGAGTAAAGAAGGCAGGGAAGGCTGTTGGATCTGGGGCTAAGAAGGTTGCGGCTCCTTTCAAGAAGATTGCCAAGAGTCCTGTGGGCAAGGTGCTGGGAAAGGCAGGGCGGTTTGCAGGCCCTGTCGGAGCAGCGACCGCTCTTATTGAGCCCGTCGGTCACCTTGTTGATAGTGGAAGAAACCTTTGGGAAGGTCTTACTGACGGAGAAGAGGGGTCATTCAGCCTCGAACAAGGAGCACGGAACAGACAAGCATACAGAATGGAGAATCAGAACTTCTTGACCAATCTTGTCTTTGACAACAGCCTTGATGCTGACCTCCAGGCTCAGGTTGAAAGGGACATGATTGACATTGACGAGGCCAGAGAACTCATGGCTGAGCGTCTGCGTCGAGGGGAGGCCGTGAGACAACAAGACGATCCGCAGG